TCTAGGCCTATGCTTTCTTTTTGGATCAACCATACGGAAGAGCGAAGGGTTGCGGTTCTTAATGCACGGAAGTTGAAGGCTGAGAAGTTAGCGGAAGAGGCTTTAGAGATTGCTGACGAGGTGGATGAGAGCAGTAACTCAGGAGTTAATAAGGCGAGGCTCCAGGTTGATACTCGTAAGTGGTTGGCTGGTAAGCTGGACCCTGAAGCTTATGGGGATACTTCTAAGACCCAAGTGAATATCAATATGGGTGATTTACACCTTCAAGCTTTAAAGCATATGGGTAAGGTTGAAGTGGTTACTACATTGGAAAACAATGAATAATCCATTTATTGAGTTTATTAAACTTTACAGGAATGACCCTGTTAAGTTTGTCAAAGAGGTTTTAGGGGTAGAGCCTGATGAATGGCAGAGTGATTTTCTAACTGCTGTTGCGACAGGAGAAAGAAAAATCTCCATTCGTTCTGGTCACGGTGTTGGTAAATCTACGACTGCCAGTTGGGCCATGCTTTGGTTCTTGTTAACCAGGTATCCGGTGAAGGTGGTGGTTACTGCTCCTACTTCTGCCCAACTCTACGATGCTTTGTTCGCTGAACTGAAGAGATGGGTTAAGGAGTTACCCCAACCGATTCAAGATCTTCTTGATGTCAAACAAGAAAGGATTGAACTGAAGGCCAGTGCTACTGAAGCGTTCATCTCTGCAAGAACGAGTAGAGCTGAACAACCAGAAGCCCTACAAGGCGTTCACTCGGATAACGTGATGTTGGTGGCAGACGAGGCTTCCGGTGTCCCTGAAGCGGTGTTTGAGGCCGCTGCTGGCTCTATGTCTGGTCATAACGCTTTGACCATCCTATTGGGTAACCCTGTCCGGTCTTCTGGGTTCTTTTTTGACACACATAATCGATTAAAAGACGAGTGGTGGACCCGTAGAGTCTCTTGTGTTGACAGTACCAGGGTGAGTAAAGAGTACGTTGAGGACATGAAATCCCGCTACGGAGAGGAAAGTAACGCCTTCCGCATCCGTGTTTTAGGAGAGTTTCCAAGGAGTGATGACGATACGATCATCCCTATGGAGCTTCTGGATACTGCCAAACACCGAGATACCCGTGCCTACGAAGACGCTCCTATCGTTTGGGGGCTGGACGTTGCCCGTTTTGGCTCTGACTCGTCAGTTCTGTGTAAGCGTCAATCTAACGTGGTCCATACTTTGGAGAGGTGGAGGAACTTGGACCTGATGCAGTTAACAGGTGCGGTGGTTGCTCAGTACGAAGCCTGTGACCACAAGACCCGACCTGCTGAGATCCTGGTAGACAGTATCGGTTTGGGGGCTGGTGTGGTTGACCGTCTTAGGGAGTTGAACCTTCCTGCTCGGGGGATTAACGTGTCTGAGAGTCCTGCTATGGGTGGGACGTATCTGAATCTCAGAGCTGAACTTTGGCACAAAGCTAAGGCTTGGCTGGAGAAAAGGGACTGCAAGATACCGAATAACGAGGATTTGATTGCTGAATTAGCAACCGTAAGGTATACATTTACATCTAACGGCAAGATCAAGATTGAATCCAAGGATGATATTCGCAGACGGGGATTGAAGTCTCCTGACATGGCTGATGCGTTTGTATTGACATTTGCTTCTGATGCGGCGACTATCTCTTGGGGAAAGAGCAGTTCATGGGGTAAGCCGATCAAAAGGCTGATCCGTGGATTGGTCTAACCCATCAGGGCGAGAACTTTGAGCCACCTAATACGTGGCTCTTTTTTCGCCTTATGGTAATATTCCAGTACCTTTCTGGAGAACTCCTATGAAAATGGACAAAGCTGCTGAGAAAATCGGTAAAGTGATGGGCGAGTACAAAGAAGGCAAGCTCAAGTCTTCTTCTGGTCAAAAGGTTAAAAGCCGTGACCAAGCTGTTGCTATTGCGATGTCTGAGGCCAAGATGCCTAAGCGTGGTCAGCGTACTGCGACCAACCGGAGCAAGAAATGAAACAAGGTTTGTATGCCAACATTAATGCCAAACAAGAGCGCATTAAAGCTGGCTCCAAAGAGAAGATGCGTCCTGTTGGGAGCAAAGGCGCTCCCACCGCCAAAGACTTCAAACAAGCAGCCAAGACTGCTAAAAAGAAATGATTAAGCGTGGCTCTGAAGAGTTTTCTGGTTACAACAAGCCAAAGAAGACACCAGGCCACCCAAAGAAAAGTCACGCAGTACTAGCCAAGTCTGGTGACCAAGTTAAGTTGATCCGTTTTGGACAACAAGGTGTTTCGGGTAGCCCTGATGGCTCTAAACGAAACGAAGCCTTTAAAGCACGACACGCAGAGAATATTGCCAAGGGCAAGATGAGTGCAGCTTATTGGGCTAACAAAGTTAAATGGTGATTTATGAAATGCCCTATTGCGACTTATGACATCAAAGCCAACTTGAAGGCTCGTAATTGGGCCATCAAGAATGTCGATTACGGTCCTGCCAATCCAGAAGAAGAGAACGAGGAATACTGGCAGAACCTTGCTGACATCTGGAAAGTCTCCATTGAAAATGTCCAAGAGATGCGTTGCGGTAACTGCGCTGCCTTTATTCAGACTCCTGAAATGCTGGACTGCATTACTAAAGGCATTGACGCAGAAGAAGATGGCTACGCTGCTGACGTACAAGAAGCGGCAGACCTTGGGTACTGCGAGTTGTTTGACTTTAAGTGTGCTGGTGACCGCACTTGCTCGGCTTGGCTTACTGGTGGACCCATTACCCAAAAGATGACCAAGGGTCAGCAGAATATGCTGATGATGGCTAAAACCGAATACGACACAGAGGATGATGAATCATGATTGAAAGTGTTCTGCTTGATGCTTTTATGCAATCTCTTGCCCAAGCTGGTACTGAGGCTGCTGCTGGAGCCGCTACTGGCGCTGCCACAGAAGCAGCTACAGGAGGTATCGCAGGAGCCATTGGTGGCGACATGATGTCAAGTGCATTGCCAACTCCAGTAATTTCTATGCCAGAGCCAGCGTTTCCAATGGCTATGGCTGACAACATTCTTCCTCAGCAGACTGGTATGCAAGCAGCGCCTATGAATGTTGGTCAGGCTGTTGGCGACTTTGCAGGACAGTCTCTAGGCCAGCAAATTAAACCTGAGATGAATTTCTACAACCAAGTCACGAATCCCAACGCTACTGCTGGAGACATGGCTCGTTCTGCCTTTGAGTACAGCATTCAGTCTGACAAAGACCCACAGAATCGAGTAACCATTCCCGCTATGGCTCCAATGAACCCCTACGCCAACATGGCAAACAACACTGTAGGCGGTATCCCCTCTTTGTTGCAAAACACCCAATCTGGCCTTTTGCCGTTTTTCGGCGCACGGTAAGGAACTGATATGAACGAGAATCCAATGCTGATGGCAGAAACTCTGCAAGGCGAAATAGAAGACCGAGAGGTCATGTCGGAAGAGGATCTGCAAGGCGTTATCTCAGCCGAAATCTATGACGCTATCTCGTTCATTGATGACGATATTGGCGGTAATCGTGCCCTAGCAACCGAATACTATTACGGCGCTCCTTTTGGTGACGAAGAAGATGGTCGCTCACAAGTGGTGTCGATGGATGTACGTGATACCGTACAAGGCATCCTGCCAAGCCTGATGCGTATTTTCTTTGGCCCAGAGCGTGTGGTTGAGTTCATGCCGCAAGGCCCAGAAGACATCCAAAGCGCAGATCAAGCCACTGATTACGTGGACTTCATCTTCAAGCGTGATAACCCCGGCTTCAAGATTCTGCACTCTGCTTTCAAGGACGCATTGGTCCGTAAGTGCGGTATTGTTAAGTACTGGTGGGATGAGTCTGTTGAAGTCAGTGCTGAGTCGTTCTCTATGCTGGACGAGCAAAGCATGATGATGCTGGTTGAGAATCCTGACGTTGAGATCTCTGCCGTTCGTGAGTACCCAGTTCCAGGCACTATGCCCATGAACGAGGCTCAAGGCATCATGACCCCTCCTCCAATGATGTATGACGTTGAGATCAAACGCCGCATCAAGTCAGGCAAGGTTCGCATTGAGGCTCTGCCACCAGAAGAGTTCCTGATTGACCGCCGTGCCAAGTCCATTGATGAGGCGATCTTTGTTGGTCACCGAACCATGAAGACCGTCAGCGAGTTGGTCGCTATGGGCTACGACTATGACGAGATGGTCGAAGTTGCTGGTAACGGCAATGACTTTGACAACAACCAAGAGTACACAGCCCGTAATCCTTTTGCTGTCATCAGCACATCGAATAACGGTGACCCATCAAGCAAGAGCGTTCTGTACATTGAAGGCTACCTGAAGGTTGACTTTGATGGTGACGGCATCGCAGAACTGCGCCGTATCTGCACAGTAGGCACTGGCAACAAGGTTATTCGTAACGAAATCGTTGCTGATCGACAGTTTGCTGACTTCTGCCCAGATCCAGAGCCACACACCTTCTTTGGTATGTGCCCTGCTGATGTGGTCATGGACATCCAGCGCATCAAGTCCAATGTCCAGCGTGGCATCTTGGACTCCTTGGCCCAAGCCATCCACCCCCGTACAGCCATTGTCGAGGGTCAGGCCAACATGGAAGATGTGCTGAACACTGAAGTCGGTGCGGTTATCCGCATGAGAGCGCCTGGTATGGTCCAGCCATTCACAACTCCTTTTGTTGGTCAAGCAGCATTCCCCATGCTGGACTACTTGGATGACATCAAGCAGACCCGTACAGGCATCTCCAAGGCCGCTGCTGGCCTAGATGCTGATGCACTGCAAAGCACCACCAAGGCTGCTGTGTCTGCCACTGTTAACGCTGCTCACCAGCACATTGAGATGATTGCCCGTATCTTTGCTGAAACTGGTATGCGTAAGCTGTTTACAGGCATTCTGAAGCTGGTCATTGAGAACCAAGACCGTGCCCGAATGATCAAGCTGCGTAACACCTTTGTGCCGATTGACCCCCGCTCTTGGGATGCCAATATGGATGTCATTGTTAACGTGGGCGTTGGTGACGGCACTATTGAAGACCGCATCAACATCTTGAACCAAGTGGCAATGCGTCAGGAAATGCTGATCAAGGAAACTGGGCCTAATAACCCTGTTGTTTCTGTACAACAGTACACCAACACTTTGACGAAGATGCTCCAGTTGGCTGGCATTAAGGATTCGCAGAATTACTTTAACCAGTTACCTGCTGACTTCCAAATGCCACAACCACCTGAGCCAAAGCCAACTCCAGAGGAAATGCTTACTCAAGTACAGGCTCAATCTATCCAAGCAGATATTCAGAAGAAAGCCGCTGAACTGCAACGCAAGGCCACACCGGCCGGGAAGCCGCAATGACCACACTGGCAGGCGCAATCGAGATCCAAATGCTGGCCGACCTGGCCCGGCTGAAGAAGGACATGGACGCAGCCAAGGGCATGGTGGGCGACGCCACGCGCGAGATGCAGCGCTATGCCGACCTGGTCAAGGGTGCGCTGGGTGGCATTGCCGCCGGGCTGACGCTGGGCGCCTTCAAGCAGATGGTGACCGACAGCATCGACGCGGCCGAAGCCCTGCACGACCTGGCCATTCAGACAGGCGTGACGGTGGAAGGCCTGAGCGCCATGGCCGAAGTGGGCCGCACCACCGGCACGTCGGCTGAAGCCATCGGCAGCGCCATCAACAAGCTGGGCAAGAACCTGGCGGTGGCCAATGAAGAGAGCAAGGGCGCCGCGCAGGCGGTGAAGGCCCTGGGGCTGGACTTCAACACCTTCAGGCAACTGCAGGGCGACCAGCAGCTGCTGGCGCTGGCCCAGGCCATGGGCCGGTTCGAGGACGGCACCGGCAAGAGTGCAGTGGCCATGACGCTGCTGGGGCGTGAAGGCGCGCGGCTGCTGCCCTTCATGAAAGACCTGGCCGGCGCCGGTGAGCTGGTGGCTACCGTCACCACCGAGCAGGCCGCCATGGCCGACCGGTACAACGACAGCATGGAGACGGCCCGCGCCCGGGTTGATGCGCTGAAGCGTGAGATGGCCATGGGCTTGCTGCCCACCATGATCGATGTCTTCGAGCTGAGTTCGGACCTGGGCCGCAGCTTCAGCGACTACCTCGCCCCTGGCGCAAAGATGGCGAGCGGCGAACTGGACCTGATGGGCCTGGCAATTGCAAACGTCAGCACCTTGATGGAGACGCTGCTGGTCGGTGGGTCAACGGCCATGTTCGGGCTCAAGGTCATGGGCCGGGAGATTGGCGCGACGGCTGCTGCATTGATGCTTCTGAAGGAAGGCAATGTCAGTGGGGCGCAGCAGGCCATGGGGTCTGCGCGAGCGGACAACGAACGCGCCCTGCAGGAACTGGCAGAGTTCCAGCAGCGGATGTCTGGTGCCACCGACCGCTTCTTGCAGAACCGCGCTGCCATGCGTGGCCAAGACATCGATGCTGGCCGAGCGTCGACCGGCTGGGCATCGCGTGAACAAGTGGCCCGTGAGCAAGCCCGCGCTGCAAGCGCCCTTGGCCAGGTGCGCTTCACCGATTCAGCCGCGGCGGCGTCTGACCGGGCCGCCGACGCTGCCAAGCGCCACGCCGACGAGGTGCAGAAGCTGTTCGAGCGCCTGGGCGTGCGCAGCGCCCAGCAGCAGGCTGAGCTGCTGCAGGGCCAGCAGCTGAGCGCGGCCGAGAAAGAAGCGCTCGATCTGATGATCCGCCTGCGCGACGGCACGCTGAGCCTGACCGATGCCGAGAAGGTGCGTCTGCGCCAGCAGCTGGAACTGATCAACGGCCAGCAGCAGCAGCTGGCCCTGCAGAAGAGTGAAGCCCAGCTGCAGGCCGACATGCAGAAGGACCGCGAACAGATCGCGGCCGACATCGGCGCTGACACCGTGCGCCTGCGTGACCAGGTGGCCGCCCAGCGCGAACAGAACCTGGCGCTGCGCCTGGGCGCCCAGGCCTACGCCCAGCTGCAGAACAGCCGCCTGCGCAGACGGGCTGACGAGCTGGAAAGTATCGCCACCACCAGCGAGCACAGCGCCGAGCTGAGGGCCCAGGCTGCCCTGCTGCGCGAGCGGGCCGCCTTGCAGCTCGAAAGCAGCGCCCTGTCGGCCGAGACCACCAAGCCCTTGGTGAACGACACCTACACCGGTGTGCGTGATGCACTGGCCGCCGCCTTCAGGGACAGCAAGAACCCCGTGCGCGCCTTTGCCGATGCACTGGGCAACGCGGTGTTCACCCGCGTCACCAGCAACCTGGCCGATGCGCTGGCCACCCAGTTGGTCGGCAGCACCGGCACCGGCGGCCTGTTCGGCAACCTGCTGGGCGAGGCCCGCAACCTGTTCGGCGGTGGCGTGCCTGTGGGCGACGGCACCGGCTCCACCGGCGACTTTGCCCGCTTCGACCGCGTGGCCACGCCGCTGGCCACCGGCATCGACTACGTGCCGCACGACAACTTCCGCGCCCTGCTGCACAAGGGTGAGCGGGTGGTGCCCGCCGCTGAGGCGGCTGGCGGCGGCCGGGCTGGCATGACCTACGCGCCGGTGACCACCATCAACGTCGACAGCCGCACCGACGCCGCCCAGGTGCGGCAAGACATCGCCCGCGCCGTGGCCGCCGGCAACGCCGCGCAGCTGGCCGAGCTGCACCGCATGGGGGTGCTGTGACATGGCGGTGATCACCCTCACTGACCAGATGGCCCTGCAGATTGCGGCCTGGCAGCTGGGCCAGCAGCGCTTCGACATCACCGAGCAAAGCGACGGCAACGGCCACAGCGCCACCCGCCTGGGTGCCCCGCCGCGCTGGCGCCTGCGCATGGGCAGCGTGCCAGCGCTGGTGGCCGCTGATGCTGCCCGCTGGAAAGGCGCCGCCCTGGGCCTGCGCGGGCGCATCAACCACCTGGCCATGTGGGACATCACCAGCCCCGCGCCGCGCGGCACCGCCCGCGGGTCGATGACGCTGGCCAGCACGGCGGCAGCCGGCGCCACCGCAGTCAACATCAGCGGCGCCAGGGCGTCCAACAACCTGTTGTTGGCTGGGTCGGCGCTGGGTGCTGCGGCATGGACGTTGTCTGGCGCCACAGTCACCGCCAACACGCATGCGGCGCCCGATGGCACCACCACGGCTGACACGCTGACCGATGCCAGCGCCGTGGCCGCGCGGTATGACCGGCAGACCATCAGCGTGCCCGACGACACCACGCTGTACCAGTTCAGCTGCCACGTGCTGAAGACCACTGGCGGCACCGCGCCCACGTTTGTGATGGTGCTGGAGTTCCAGGGCGGCGGCACGCCGGCCAGCAGTTATGTGCGGCTGAACACCGACACCGGGGCGGTCCTCTTCGGGTCTGGCACCGTCACCGACGCCGGGGCCTACTGGCTGTTCAAGGCCACGCTGGCCAACAACGCCACCGGGCACACGTCGGCGCACTTCTACCTGTTCCCGGCCTGGGCGCCCTATGGAGTGTCCACGCAGGATCTGACGACCACCGGCAGCGCCGTGGTGTGGGGCTGCAACGTGTGGCCGGCAGCCAGCGCCAGCAGCTACACGCCCGCCACCCTGCTGGCTGGTGACATGCTGCAGATCGGCACCGGCGTGGGCAGCCACTACTGCATGGTGACGGCCGATGCCATCGCCGAAAACGACGCGGGGCAGCTGGTGGTCAGCATCGAGCCGCCCCTGCGCCAGGCCATCAGCAGCGGCGCGGCCGTCACCTGGGACAAGCCCGTGGCGCACTACAAGCTCACCGGCGACAGCCAGGCCTGGCAGGGCGTGCCGGGTAGCAGTGACGTGGGCGGCTTTGCGTTCGACCTGCTCGAAGACTGGCGGGCCTGAGCCATGCTGATCCTGGACACCGCAGCCCAGACCCAGATCGATGCCGCCGTGCGTGGCGTGCAGTGGCTGGTGGCGCTGGACTTCGCCAGTGGCATGGTGCGCTACACCACCAACGCGGTCGACATCACGTCAGGCGGCTACACCTGGGCGGGCTATGGCTCACTGGTGGGGGTTGACGGCGTGCGTGAGTCTGAAGACGGCACGCCCGGCGACATCACGCTGGGGCTGGCGCTGGTCAGCACGGCCATGCTGGCGTCTGTCATCGGCAACGTCGAGAACTACCGCAACCGGCCGGCCAGGTTGTGGCTGCAGCTGATCGGCGAAAACTTCGAGCCCGTGGGCGCCCCCGTGGCGCGGTGGGCCGGCTACATGAACAAGGTGCGGGTGCAGCGCACCACCAGCAAAGAGGGCAGCAGCTCGGGCAGCATCCAGATGCTGTGCAGCCGCGCCGGTGCCAACCGGTCGCGCGCCGGCACGGGGCTACGCCACACGCACGCCCAGCACGTGGTGCGCTACCCCGGTGACAACGGGTTCGAGTACATCCAGACGCTGATCGAGAAGCCCGCCGTGTGGCTGACCAAGCGCTTCCAGCAGCGGTGATGACCATGGCGCACCAGTCCATCGCATCCGCCCTCAGCGCCTACCTGGCCGCCAGTCCGCCGTTTGACTGGCAGGCCCGCAACTGCGCGCAGTTTGCCGCCGGCTGGGTGCAGGCGGTTGAACATCGCCCGCTGCCCGCGCCCGCAGTGCGCGACCTGGCGCACTCTCGGCGCATGCTGTGCCGACTGGGTGGCAGCCTGCGCGCAGCCGTGACAGCCGCCCTGGCGCGTGACCCCGTGCCCGCCGCTGTGGCCCGCCCCGGTGACGTGGTGCTGATCGAGCGTGACGGCGGCCAGACGCTGGGCATCTGCGTCGGCCGCACGGCCGCCGTGCTCACTGCAGCCGGCGTGGCCCACATCGGCATGGCACAGGCCGCCGCAGCCTGGCACATCAAGGCGGCCCCATGCGACCCATGCTGACCAAACTGGCCGCCGCCTGCGCCCTGCTGGGCATGCCCGCCGCCGCGCAGGCTGACCCGCTGATCCTGGCCGCCACGTTCCTCACCAACACGGTGGGCGCTGCCGCTGCCAGCACCATCCTGGGCCTGGTGACGACCTACGGCGGCTATGCCCTGCTCGGCCTGCAGATCTATGGCGGCATCGACGCACGGCGCCGTGCCAAGGCCGCCCAGCGAGATGCCACGCGCCGGTACAACGCCAGCGTGGCTGACCGCAGCGTGTCGCTGCTGCAGGCCACGCCGCCCTGGCGCATCGTCTACGGTGAGTGCATCACCGGCGGCAGCGTGGTGGCCATCTTCACGAGCGACAAGACCACGGTGGGCACCAACGGTGCCGCCAGCATCAAGCCCGACGGACTGAAGCACATGGTCATCCTGATGGCGTCGCACGAGGTTGATGCGCTGGGTGACCTGTTCATCGACGGCGTGCCGCTGGGCGCGTTGGATGGCAGCGGCTACGCCACTGGCAGCGACTGGACCACAGGCACCGCTGAAAAGCTGGTGACCGTGACATTCAGCGGCAGCACCACGCTGACTGCTGCGGCCACGGCCATCGTCAGCGCGGTGTCGCCGGGCGACAACTACAACACCTACGATCAGGACCGCACCGTGGCCATCAGCGGTGGCGGGCTCACGTTGACTGTGACTGACAGCCTGGGCGATGCGCCGGTGACGGTGGTCTACAAGACCAGCGTCAGCCCTGCCGTGATCAGGGTGCAGAAGCACCTGGGCAGCGACAGCCAGACCGTGGACGCCTACCTCACCAGCGTGGTGCCAACCGAGTGGGACGCCAGCCACCGCCTGCGCGGCTGCGCGTACCTGGTGGTGACGCTGGACCTGGAGGACCAGCGCTTCCAGGGCGGCCCGCCGGCGCTGACATGCCGCGTGCGGGGCAAGAAGTTGTATGACCCGCGCAAGGACAGCACCAACGGCGGCAGCGGCAGCCACCGCTACGCCACGCCCAGCACCTGGGAATGGATCGACAACCCCGCCTTGTGCATCCGTGACTGGATCGTGGGCGAGTACGGCATGGCGCACGACAACGCCGACATCCTGGACGCCTTCACCATCGCGGCGGCCAATGCCTGCGACGTGATCATCACCACCGACATCGGTGACGTGACCGCCATCGACCGCACCTACCGCTGCAACGGCGTGGCCACCACCGAAGAAGGCCGCGAAACCGTGCTGGACACGCTGGCCGACAGCATGGCCGGCTTTGCGATCTACGGCGCCCAGTGGCAGATTCTGGCCGGTGCGTGGACAGCGCCGGTGATGGCCCTGACCGACGATGACCTGGACGGCCAGATCGAGGTGATCCAGGCCGGCGCCGGCATCGACGAGCTGTTCAACGGCGTGCGGGGCACCTACATCGGCACCGACAGCGCCAGCCCGACGGATTTTGAGCCGTACCAGAACAGCACGTTCGTGACGGCCGACGGTGAGCCGCTGTGGCGCGACGTGGCCCTGCCGTTCACCAACGGCAAGCACCACTGCACCAACATCGCCCGGGTGCTGGTGGAGCGGGCACGCAACAGCCAGGTCATCCAGTACCCGGCCAAGCTGCGCGCCTGGCCGCTGCAGATCGGCGACCGTGTCACCGTCACCAGCACTGAGTACGGCATCACCACGCCCAAGGCCTACCGCGTGACCGACTGGCAGTTCGGCTTGACGGCGCCTGTGACCCTGGCGCTGCAGGAGGATGCGGCAGACGCCTACGACCTGGTGGATGCGGTGACGGCGGACCCCACGCCCAACACCAACTTGCCGCCGCCGTGGGTGGTGGAGCAGTTGCAGCTGGGCACACCGCAGAGCGGCACCGAGCACCTGATCCGCGCCAGCGACGGCACCATCACGGCGCGGGTGTGGCTGCCCTGGCTGCCGCTGACCGGGGCCTACCTGCAAGACGGCCTGGGCCGCGTGGTGGTGCGCTGGCGCCGTGTGGGCGCCGACGCTGACTGGCAGCAGGTGCAGGCCGATGCCGCCGATGC